GATCGGTTCCCTGGCTGTGATAAGACAGATCGGTAACGAGCGCGCGGAGGCCCGGTTCGCGACGGCAGCCGGGCCAGGCCGCACCCCCGCATGCGCACGCGCCAGTCTGCCGCGCATGGACGCCATGATCCAGCCGCCGCAGGCCCGTCCCGCCCGCCGGTCACATCACGCCATCGTGCGTCCCATCCCCGCCCGCGCGCCCTGCCACGCCGTCAGGCCCTCATGCCGTCAGGCCCACGCCCACGCCGGCAAACGGGTTCTGGTAGCTGCTGTCCCCGCCCGCCCCGCCCAGCAGCGCGCCCAGGGCCCCCGACGATCCCCCGCCGGCCAGCAGCGCCAGCGCGTTCCCCAGCCCGCCCTGCACCGCGGCCGTCGCGCCCAGCGTGCCCTGCGCTGTCGCGTTCCCCGCCCCCGACAGGGCGCCCAGCACGTCGCCGGCCGCCTGGTTGCCCTGGCTGCCGATCGTCCCGGCCGCCGAACTGCCCAGGCCCGCCAGGCCCGACAGCGCGTTCATGTAGTTCCCGAACTGCGTCCCCGCGTAATTCTGCGCATATTGCTGCAGGGCATTCATCTGCCCGCCCGACAAGGCCAGCCCCCGCGCGGCGGCGGACTGGTCCAGCCCCTGTTCGCCCTGCTGCAACGGGAACTGGTAATAGGGCGTCCGGGTGAACTGGGTATAGGCGTCCAGCGCGCCCGACCCCTGGCCGGACGACCCGCCCGGCAGCCCCATCAGGCTGGCCAGGCTGTACAGCGCATTCGTCCCCGCCCCGACATAGGGCGACAGGTCCTGCACGGTCTGGTCGTAGACCCCCTGCTGGAACTGGTTCGCCGTATTGAATTCGGACGCCCGCTGACGGGCGGCGGTCGACGCCGCGTCCGATCCCATCAGGCCGCTCGCGGCCGCGCCCAGCGCGCCCAGTCCACCCGTGATTGCCGTGACCATCAGCCGATCCACTTCCCGAATTGACGTTCCATTTCCACCCAGCCCAGCCGCTGGAAGATCCGCCCGACATCCAGCGACCGGCCAGAGGGCGCGGCATGGATCTTCGTGCCGGTGATCAGCCGCCGCACCCCGCGCGCCGCCAGCGTGCGCTCCGCCTCGCGGAACAGCCTGATGCCCGCGGTCCATTTCCGGTCGGCGGGCCGGATGTAGTACAGATCGAAAAATGCGTGCGGCGTGCTGCGATGATGCAGATGCGGCCAGACCAGCGCGACCAGGTACCCCACCAGGATGCCGTCGTCGCGCATCGCCACGACATGCAGCGCGCCCGCCGCCTCCAGCGCCGCATAGGCCGGCAGGTCCATGTCCAGCGGCACGCGCGCCTGCTCCACCGCCACCTCGCGGAAATGCGCCGCCCACAGCGGCTGCATGTCCGGCAGCACCGCCGACCAGGGCTCGACCCGACAGGCGATCACGACGTGGTCACCTGCAACCCGCCGGCCGAAATCGTCAGCGCCGCCGCCGCCGTCGCCACGACCGCGATCGCATCCCCCGGGGCCAGCACCTTGCCGACCTCGTTCGGACTGTTCCAGCTCTGCCCGGGCAAAATGGTCTGGTTGAAGCTGGTGACGTTCGCGGGCCCCGCGCTGCCCCCCGACGGCACCAGGTAGATCGTCACCTGCACCGGCACGGCCACGACATTGCAGACGCCCAGGGCATCGATGCGCGTCACGACCCCGCCGGGCGAGGTATAGACCGCCGTCGTCGCCGCCGGGACGGGCTGCGCGGGAATAATGGAAACGGGCTGAACGGACATGGCACCTGCGATCGCATGCGCGTCCCCTGCGGGAACGACGGATGATGGGCGATGCCTGTGCCCCGGACCACCATGTTAGCCCGCGGACCGGGATCGGAACAAGCCGCGAAAACCTGCCGCCCGGCTCACAATGTGGTCGGCAGCGGAATGGTCTTCGTCTGCAGCGCCGACGTGAACGCCCCGATATTGAACGTGCCCAGCTTGCGGAACGTCACGTCGTCGTCGCTGAACCACAGGTCGAACAGCTGCGGGGTCTGGACATACCAGGTGGCATCGTTCCGCGACGTCACGGAAATCTGCGCCGCGCCCACCGGAACCCCGTAATCGAACACGACGAACGGCGGCGGAGAATAATTGTTCGATCCCCAGATCGTTCCATTATTCCCGTCATAGAGATCGGACGGCGGCGCGCCGGAATAACTGTCGGTCGATGTCGACGCGACGGGAATCTGGCTGGCGCCCCCCACCGTCGCGGCAAGATAGCACTCCGCCATCGACGGGGGCTGCGTGCGCGTGGTCGCGATCATGTTGCCGATCGCCCAATAGCGATGCGCGCCCACGGCGCCCCCGCCCCCTTCCGGCGGCGCGGCCCAGGTCCCGTCGGCCCGCAGGAAATGCGCCGTGCCCCCGCCGCTGGCCGGCACGGCGCCCGGCAGGCCGGCGGTGAACGGCTGCACCAGCGCCGTCAGCTGCGCCGGCGTCAGCGCCGCGGCCGGGGCGGTGGCCCCGCTGGCATTGCCCAGCACCGTGCCGTTCGCCAGCGCCGGCACGCCCCCCGTCGTGCCGCAGGAAAACACCCCCGTCGCGGACACGTAGTTCAGATGGTTGCCCCCGCTGTCGGGGCAGGACGGCAGCTCGCCATGCCCGACCGGCCCCACGACCTGCGCGCGGGCGGGCAGCGCCAGCGCCAGCGCGCCGGCCAGGATCAGCAGGATCGTCTTCATTCCGAATACCATTGCGTTGCGTTGTTCTGCCAGAAAACGGCCGCGCCACCGGCCACGATGGCGGCCGGCACGTCCGCCGCCAGCGCATCGATCGCCCCCCCCGAAGGCGGATAGACCAGCAGCGGCGCGGCCCCGCGATTCAGCACCTTCCGCCAGGCGCCCACGCCCCCCGCCGCCAGGACGGCGCCGCTGCCCGCCGCCACGGTGGTGAACAGGTTCACATCCGCCGCCAGCACCAGCGCGCTGCCCTGCGTGGTCCCCGTCGCCGCCAGCGACCCGGCGAAGCTCTGCCCCGGCGGCGCCCAGGCCTGCCACGCCCCGTCCCAGGCATAGACCTGCCCGACATCGGTCGCGTAATAGAACCCCAGGCATCCGGCCGGCAGGCCCGGCGCCACCGGACGGTTCGCAAGGACGCCATAGCCGAAATAATCGGTAATCAGCGTGCTGTTGCCCATCAGACCGGCACTCCAATCGTCTGGCCCGACGGGTCGGTGATCATCCCGACGGGCGAGACATCGCCATTGACCAGCGGCAGCACGCCGCCCGTGCCGCCGCCCCCGGCGACCCAGCCATCCACCGTGCCGGCGCCCGCCCGCTTGGACCACAGCGCCCCCGCCGCACCCCCGTCGCGTTGCAGGTAGACATCGCCGACCCACCCCCCGACCCGCCCCGACGGCGTCCCGAACCCGTCGATCACCCGCGCCCCGTGATGCAGCACCACGACGTCGGCCGGCCCCCGGGGCGGCGGCGGCAGGTCAGGCCGCGCCACCGGCGGCACCTGCGGCGGGGCGGCCAGCATCGCCAGCAGCCGCGCCCCGGCCACGGCATCGCGCAGTCCCGGGGTGGCGTCCGGCGGCGGCGGGAACGCGGCCGGCAGCGTGACCGACACCGGCCCGTCGGCGGGAATGGCCGCCACCGGCACGCCCAGCGCCCGCGCGATTACCTCGACATTGCGCGCCGTCGCCTGCGTGGCCCCGCCCAGGCGCGACAGGAACTGGTACGCCGCCAGGGTCAGCCCCCGGGTGCCGGCATCGACGAACGGACGGTCGCCGATCGGCAGGGTCTGGCGCGGAGACGCGGGCATCAGTCCATCCCCGCGTCGGTGTCCAGATAGAACCCGATCAGGTTGCGCCGCACCGGGTCGGTCACCTGCAGGCGCAGCACCCGCTGCCGCGCCTGGCCCATCTTCAGCCAGCGCAGCCGCGTCAGGTACGCCCCCTGCCGCCCCATCGACCGCCACAGCCGCCGCGCGCTCCAGGTCCGCGCCCCGTCGTCGGACCAGTCCAGCATGATCTTCGGATCGGCCCCCGGCGGCGTGTCGCCACCCCCCGCGATGGCCACGTCACGGCTGCTGCCCGGCGGGTTCGACGACGCGGGCAGGATCGTCCCCGCCAGCGCGAAGGCACCGCCGCCGCCATGGTTGGTCGCGAAATCCGCCACCCCCGCCCCCGGCGACACGGTCAGGAACACCGGCGGCGCCTGGCCCAGCGGCAGGGACCCGTCCGACCCCGCATATTGCGCGCCGACCGCCGCGCTGCGGAACAGCGCCCGGTTCGCCGCCACCGACAGGTCGAACGGCGCCGCCGGCAGCCCGACGAACAGGTCGGCCAGCTGCGCCGCCGCGACCCCCAGCGTGCCGAAGCGCGTGCAGTACTGCGCCCCCGCCGGCAGCGGATAGCTGCCGACGGCCGAGCCGTACATATTGCCGAAGACCAGGATCTCCCCACCCCACGGACAGGCCACGGCATTGCGGTCCGCCCATTGCGCCCCGGCGGGCGGCGTCCCGTACCCCGGCCAGTCGGCGGCCGCGTCATAGGCCGCCCCCGACACCGGCGCGCCCAGCTGCGTCGCCGTCCCGCCGGCATAGGCGAACACCCGCACCGTGTCCCACAGCCCGGCATTGCCCAGATTGTCCCGGCTGTCCGACCGCCCGACCTTCAGGAACGTCACCAGCCACAGGTCCGCCCCCGCGACGGGCGTCAGCGACGGCTGGCCGCCATAGACATCCGTCCCCCCCGGCCGCCCCGTGGAGATGTAGCTGTATTCGTCGGCAAACGGGACCTGCGCGGCCCCGTCCCCATCCACCCAGTTCGCATTGTCGATGCTGTACATCGGCAAGGTGCCGGCAAAGGACGTCGCGGCATTCCCCGCGAAATGCGCGCCCGCCAATGCGTCGTAGCTGACGGCCCCCATCGCGATCTTCACCATCGCGCCGCCGGGGCAGGCCGGCCCGATGACATTCAGCAGCTCGGTATTGGCATTGACGCCCGCGCTGGCGTTCGCCGCCATGTCGCCCCGGCTGAAATACAGGTAATGGTTCGTCCCGCCCTGGCCGTCCGGCAGGAAGAAGCCGACATTGCCGTTATAGCCATACTGGACCAGCAGATTGTTGCCCAGCGACGCCGGATAGCCATATTCGATGACCGGCACCTGGCACGCCGCCCAGCCCGCCAGATTGCCCAGCCCCGGATACAGCCCGCCGAACCCGCCCGATCGCGCCGCGCCCCCGATGATCTGCGCGATGCTGGGATAGACCAGGACGACTTTCGGCGGCCCCGGATAGGCGTTCTGGTAGGACAGGATCGGATCGTCGATCGTCTGGTTCCCCGCCAGGAAGCAGACATTGTCGCCATAGATCGGCCCCGGGCCGCCCACGTCGTTATAGACGAACCCCTGGAACTCCGGCGCGCCGCCCGCGCCGTCGACGGCATAGAGGGCGATCCCGCACCAGTACGCGCCGGCATTCATCCCCACGGCCAGGTACCGGCCCTGCAGCAGCACCGTGCAGCCTTCACGCTGAACGACGACATGGTCACCTGCGGCGCCACGCCCAGGACATCCGCCTGCACCGTGCCCGGCGCCAGCGTCCAGGCGACCGCCCCCGCCGGCGACACGGCGTTGATCGTGCCGCCGGACTGCGAAATCATGTTGCCGCACCGGTCCGGTTGCAGCGACACATTGCTCCACCCGGCGCCGGTCCCCGCCGTATGCCCGCCGAACGCCGGATCCGACACCACGCCCGCCGCCCCGGCCGTCCCGGTGGACGGCCCGATCCACCACGGCCGCGCCGCCGGATTGCCCACCGGCGCGCACGACGCCCAGTTCACCGACGCCGGCACCAGCGCCACCCCGTCCACATACAGCTGCAGCATCCGCGTCGCGGGCGACAGCGACATCTGCACGTTCGTCCACCCGTCCCACCCGGCACAGGCATAGGACGCCGCCACCACCGGGTTGCCCACGACATCCGCCGCCGTCACCACGATCCGCGCCGAGGCCGCCGGGTCGTTCACCAGCAGGATCGAAAATCCCGGCCCCCCGTCGCCCGGCCCCCCGTCGCTCGGCTCCCCGTCGCCCGGCCCCGCATTGCCGATCAGCACCCCGCCCACCGGCCCGCCCCCCGGCAGGCAGGTCCACAGATTCACCAGCAGGTTCGCGATCGAGGCCGGGGTCCCCGCAGGCGCGCCCGCCCGCGCCAGGGCGCCCGGCGTCACCATCAGCGCGCCGGCCGGCTGGTACGGCACCTGCATCGTGCGCGGCCCCGCCGGCAGCCCCACCCCGGTTTCCACGTCCAGCTCGAACCGCCGCATGAACACCCGCCGGCGCGCGTCATGGACCGGCGGCGCGGCCAGCAGCCCGCGCATCGTCGCCCCCAGCTCGGTATAGACCGCGCCGTTCAGCTGCCCGACGGTCCCGGTCAGGCAGTCGCCGACCAGGATGCGATCGTACGCCATGACGGCATTGTTGCCGCGCCAGCGCCCGATCGAACTGTCCGCACCACATCCCGTCCAGGATTCCCGCTCGTGCCACAGGCCGGTGGCGACGTCATAGACCCAGCTCGCCGGCGCGCCGGGAAACAGCAGGGTGACGAATTTATGCCCCCCGAACGTGTAGCTGAAGCACCGCGCATCGCGCATGCGCGGATAGGCCTGCCATGCCCCCTCGGTCGCATGGGTGGAAATCCGCATGGGCTGGAATCCGTTCAGCCGATAGAACATCCCGTCGTCGCCCAGGAAGAAGACGGTATTGTCCTCCTGGCAATGGGCATGCGGCCCGGCGATGCCGCGCTGGATGAACGCCCCGTCGAAGCGCTGGAACGGGAAAGCCGGCGGCGCATTGCCCGCGTCGTACCACACCTCGGTCCGCGCCGCCCCGAACAGCAGAAGCTGCTCATGCGTGTTCACGATCGCCAGCAGCGGGTCGGCCGTCGCCTCCTTGGACGCGAACATCGTCCCGTCGAACGGCACCACCCCCGCCTGCGGCGACAGGAAGAATTCCTGCGTCCCCGACCGGTTGAACACGAAATAGGTATCGAAATACACGACATTGTCGGCCGGATAAAAATTCGGATCGACGATCTGCCGCACGCCGCCGGCCGCCGAATAGAACCAGCCGGATTCCCCATCGACCCAGACCAGCTCGACGCCGTTGGTATCCATCGACACCGGCCCGGTCACGAAGCACGTCCCCAGCTCGACCGACGACCCGTCCGCATCGACCTGGTACAGCGCCTGGCCCGACACCACGTACAGCACCCCGCCCATCATGCACATGCCCTGGACCGGCCCCGCCCCGCATTGCGCGAACGCCACCATCCCCGGACAGCCCCAGGCCGCAACCGGGGATTTCGCATCCGTGGGCGCGCATTCGGCATAGAAATTGACGCAGCGCTGCGCATCCAGCGCCACGGACCGCGCCTGGTACGATTGCGCCGCGAAGGGCACCGCCTGCACCGCCATGGCCCGCTACCCCGACCGCCCGGCCGGGCCCGCGCCCGCGCCGAACAGCACCGACTGCGGCTCGCGGTCCCAGGCCTGCGCCAGCGCCAGCTTTTCCGCCGCCAGCGCCGCGATCATCGCAAAGCGCGGCGCCGGGCAGTCGTATTCCGGCGCCAGTTCCCGCGCCAGGTTGTAGCGCAGCACCGAAATCCACTCCTGCGGCAGGTCGGCGGTATCCGCCTGGCTGGTGAAATCCTGCAACGGACGCTGCGCGGTAAAGGCCAGCGCGCTCCGACTGTCCGACGGCGCCGGCCACACATGCACCACCCCCGCCCCCAGCTGCGGGTCGTAGAAGAACTGCGTCACCGTCCCCGGCGTCGTCTTGTTCGGCACGCTGGCGTAATCCAGCCGCGACATCGGCACGACCGGGATCTCGATCGCCTGCCCGCCGGGCGGCGCGAACTGGTACCGCCGCGCGCCGGGTACCCGCAGCGGCCGCACCAGCGGCGCGGCATACCCCACGCACATCGCCCCCGCGCCCGCCTGCGACGGCAGCGGCGCGGCCAGCGACAGGATTTCGCCCACGACCGCCACCACGGACGTCCAGAAAATCGTGCCCGCGTCCAGCCAGATGCCGATCCGGTCGCCCGCCCCCATCCCGTCCGCCGACGCCGGCACGATCTGCGCCGCGCCGGCCGCCGCCGTCACCGCCAGCGCGCCCCGCACCCAGCCGTCGCCGGTCGTCGCCGCATCGGGCGACCCCGGCCCCAGCCGATAGCGCACCTGCCCCGGCTGCAGGAACAGCATGCAATCCTCCTCCGCCCACACATGGATGCCCGAGGCCTGCCACGTCTTGACCATGCCGTTCAGCGCCTCCAGCGCCTCCTGGTACTCGCCCGCCCCCGGCGTCTCGCCCTGCGCGATGGCCGACAGCAGCCGCAGCGCGCCGTTGATGATGCTGGCGGTGCCGGGATTCCAGCTCGCCGTGCCGCTGGTCGTCATGCCGCCGATCCCCCCGATCCGGGCCCGTTCGATCCGGACGAGTTCGATCCGGGCCAGTTCAGCGCCGGCCCCGGCGCGCTGACATCCAGCACCATGTTCCGCGCGTCCTCGCCCGCCATCCCCGCCGGCGCCGGCAGCGGCGCGGCCAGCGCGATCGTCGTGCCGGCGCGCGATACCACCTGCGTCGTGAAATTCACGCCGCTGTCCAGCATGATCTGCACCCGGTCCCCCACCGCGATCCCGTCGGCGCAGGCAACGACGATCGCCGCCGCCCCCGCCGGCGCCGGCACGGCCACCCACGTGCCCACCATCATGAAACGGACGGCCTGGCGCGGCCGGGCGACATCGACCGTCTGGTCGTCGACCACCCCGCGCACGAAATCCTGCGGCTGCTGCGCTTCCCACCGCCGGCGGTCCACCAGCGCCTGCCCGGTCTGCCCGCCGGGAATGCGCCGCGCCCCCGACCGCCGGATCTTGAACCCCGACAGATCGTCCAGCACGTAATGATCGCCCGGACTGTAGAACCAGCGTTCCGTCACCCGCGTCCCCTCCTGCCCATCAGCCCCCGCCCGGCGCGCACCGTCACGCCCTCACACCGTCACGCCTGCGGCACGCCCTTGACCATCTCCAGCTCCAGGGTGAACGCGCTGCCCGCCGCCGCCCCGATGGTGGTCAGCAGGATCGATCCCGTGGCCCCCGGCGCCTTCGGGTTCGGGATGCCCTGCAACCGCCGGAAATCCAGATGGCCGAACCCCGACAGCGTCGCCAGGTCCACCGGATCCGTCGCCTCCCATTGCAGGCGCACGACCATCCCATGCACGTCATAGGCGATGCGCCGCACCTTCAGATGCACCCCCGGCGCCTGCCCCCCGACCGAAAAGGCGATGGACTGCGCATCCACGATCTTCACCGCCGCCAGCCCGCTCCCGTCGCTGACATCCGTCAGCTTGACGATCAGGTTGCGCGGCCCGTTCGCCATCACCTGCGACGTCACGCTCTCCGCCATCATGTTCCCCCTTCACCGCCCGGCCCGCGTCTTCGACGACCGAAGCGCGCACCCAGGCCCGCACGGAAAACGCGCGCCGGCTCCCCGCCGGCGCGCCCTCCGGAACGGCCCTCAGGCCCGCCGGCCGCCCTTGCGCCCGGCACGCGCCGCCGCCGTCACCTTGGCCGGCGCGTGATAATGGTGATGGTGATGGATCTGCACCCCACCCGCGCGCCCGCCCGTCGCCGCATCCGCAACCGGGGCGGCACGCCGCGCCGCCATCGCGCCGGCCCCCTTGGCGCCGGTCCGGTTCTTCTTCACGCTCATCGTCTGCTCCATCGTTTTTTTCAAATCCTCAGGGCTCCGCCCTGAAACCCGCCAAAGGCGGTCGCCTTTGGAAACCGGTCACGATCGGGGGGCCCGACCTCACACGCCCGGCGTGCCGTACAGCCCGCGCCAGTCCGCCCAGTAGCCCGAATACCGCTCGTAGCAGGCGGCCTTGGCGTTCCGCGTGTCGAAATCGTTGTCCTGGTCGAACGAGATCGGATCGCGCTCGAAATAGGTCAGCGAATTGGGCACGTTGGTCCGGATGAACCACGCCGTCTGGCTGGTGAAGTAATGGTTCAGCTTGATGCCTTCAGGGAACGCGTTCGTCGCGCGCAGCACGTTGACGGCATTGTTCGCCGTGTCGTTCTGCAGCACCGAATTGCAGATCCGGTTGGCCTCGAACCACAGCGCCGACGGCACGTTCAGCGTGCGCGGCAGGGCCGAGATCCGCATCCCCCGGTTGTTCTGGCACTGCATGATCTGCACCGTCAGGTCCTCGACCGCCGCCTCCGACAGATCGGCCGCCGTGGCCAGCAGGTTCGACTGCATGCCCGACAGCGTCGGATGCTGGCCGGACACCAGCGACACCCCGTCCCCCCCCGGCGCCGAGGCCGAGAACGCCATGTTATAGATCCCGGCCAGCACGTTTTCCTTGGTCTGGCGCATGGAAAACGCCAGCTGCGCCGCCCGCCGCTTGGACACGACCTCGTACAGATTGTCGCGCAGCTCCTCGTACGTGACGACATAGCCCAGGGCATACGCCACATGCGTGAAGCGGCTGACCGACCCCTGCGCCTCGACATCGTAATAGATCTGCTGGCCCTGCGGCTTGACCGGCGCCAGGCCGAAGCCGGTAATCTCGACCTCCTCCTCATACGCCTTGTCCGAAGTCTGCCTGTCGAACAGATCCAGATATTCGACGCGATGCTCGTCGTAGCTGCGTCCCCACCACGCCTTGATCCCGGGCCACAGCGCCTTGGGATGCGCGCCAGTCGTAATAACGGCCATTGAAATCGCTCCTCAGCCCGCGCGACGAAATCGCGCGTCCTGCTCGATGTTTTTCACGATCGCGATGCCTCCTGAACCACGCCGGAGGCCCGCCGCCTCAGATCCCGGTCGGGCTGGTGACGGCATGCAGGTTGATCCGCACCAGCCATTTCGCGTTCGCGCCGATCGCATTGTCGATCGACTGGTACGCCCGCAGGATCCGCACCTGCAGCGTCGCCGCGGTGCCCAGGCTGGCCGACTGCAGCTGCCAGCCGGAAAACCCGCTGACCGTCGACCCCGCCCCGGCCACCAGGTCGGCGTTCTTCGACACCGCACCGGCCGCCAGCGCCCCGCCGACCGAATCTTCCTGCACTGCGAACACAAGGTTCGGATCGTCGGCGACATAGACATACGCCGCCTGCCCCGCCGGCAGGTACGGCGCCTGGTTCTGCACCACCGGCAGAACCAGCTCGCCGGCGTTGTTGGCCACGCCCTGCATCGCCCCGGTGATGACGCCCGATCCCCCGGCGGTGGCGATGCCCACTCCCGGCACGCCGTTCGCATCGGCGACACCATCCAGCGCCACCAGCGGATCGCCGATGAACAGCGGCGTGGGATTGCTCGCGGGCACATAATAGACCTGCACGCCGCCATTGTACGGCGCACCGGACATGTAGGATAACGGCCGAAGGCCGCTCGCAATATTCGAATTCATCTGGCAGGACCCCTGCACGAGTGATGGAACGGCGCATGCGCCGCAAGGTCGATGCCTGTGCCTCAGGGCTCCGATGCGAAGGCCAGGGCGTTGCCCTTGACCCATCCCCTTGGAAACCCGGGACGTCACGAAACGAACGGGATGCAAGGGCCGAGGCCCCTGCCGGGTTCGGGCAGCGCCCGATTTTCCTTGTCCCATATAACTTGGTACCTACGGGGCTCCCCCCGAAACCCGCCAAAGGCAATCGCCTATGGATCGGGGTCCAGGGCCTCAGGCCCTGGCGGGTTCGGGCAAAGCCCGAATCCTGTTCATTGCCTGTACCGTACCTGCCCCCCCGATCCCGCCCGCCTCAGCGGCGTTCCTCGCGGATGGTGATCCCGACATCGCGCGGCACGTACTGGGCAGTGCGGTCGGCGCCGGTCGGCCCGCCGGGGACGCGGCCCTGCCTGATCTGGGCCAGCAGTTCCTGCTGCTGGGCCTCCTGCGCGGCCATGTCTTCCCGATACCATTCCATCGGTATTTCCATCAGGTACGCCGTCAGCGCCCCGCCGCCGCGTGCGACGCCGACGGTCATGCTGACGGGCCTGCCGCTGTCGTCGTCGACCTGGGTATAGCCCGCCTCCTGCGCGCGGGCGATGCGGCCGGGCTCGTCGTTGAACCAGTGCCGGTGGTATCCCTCCCTGTCGGGATAGGCCAGTTTCTGCTCGCGCGTGCCGAACGGCTTGCGCACGGCCGCCCCGCGCCGCCCCGCCGGCCCGGCACCGGGTCCCGCGTCCGGCATTCCGGCCGACGCCCCCGCCGCACGCGGCCGCGCGCCCTCGGCCGGCCCGCGCCGGCGCTGCTCGTCGCTCATCCTTCGTTCTCCCAGTAATAGGCCGCCCATTCCTCGCGGGTCAGCGGCTGCCCCTTGCCCGACAGGGCGCGGGCATAGCGGTCGAATTCCCGGCGCACCTCGGCCGGCAGCGCGTCGAACCCGCGCGGGTTGGCCGGCCGCACGGCCTCGGTGCGCGACGGGCTGACGGCGGCGGGTGCGGCGCGACGCGCGTTCTCGAACAGGGCGGGATGCAGCTGCCGCACCTTGCGCCGGGTGATCTCCAGCCGTTCCGACAGCGGCAGGCGCGGATGCTGCCGGTCCACCGCCGCGTGGATCGCGATCGCGTCCTGCCGCGCCTCCTCATGCGTGCCGAACCACGGATTCGCCTGCATGAAGGCCGAGATTTCCGGCGGCACCGCCCCCGCACCCGTCCCGGCGCCGCTTCCACCGCCCGCGCGCGCCGGGGATGGGGATGGGGCCGGCTCCGGCGCGGCCGCCGGCCGGGCGGGCGGCGCGCTCTCGCGCAGGTCCTGCAATTCCTGCTCCGCGACGGCGAAGGCCCGGGTGTCGCCGTCGGCCACCGCCCGCTGCCGGCGGGATTCGATCTCCTTCATCGCCCGGCCCAGGGCACGCTCGTCGGCCCGGCGCGCGCGCTCGGTCAAATCGACCAGCGCCTGCCGCGTCTCGCGCAGTTCCGCCTGCACCGCGCCATAGCGGCTGTCCAGCGTGCGGTAATTCTGTTGCAGCACCGGCAACAGCGTCATGCCCCGCTCCAGGAACTGCTCGGCGGGCCGCCAGTTGGCCGGATCGCCGCGAAACGCCTCGCGCGGCACCCAGCCCATGCGCCGCGCCTGCGCCTCGACATCCAGCGCCAGCGGCGCCGGGGGCACAGGACCGGGCGCGGCAGCCTCGGACGCGGCCTCCCCCGCCGCCCCGGCCCCGCCCTCCATCGCCGCGCCGCCCGCCACGGGCAGCTCGTCCACCGGCGCGGGCCGCGCATCGCCATGCATATCCGACATCAGACCGTTCCTTCCATCATCCCGTCATTTCCCGAATCTGCACCGGCACCGGCACCGGCATCAGCATCGACATCGGCACCGACGCCGATCGCCGCGATGCAGCGCTGCGACATCAGCCGGTACATCCGCCCGTCCTCGCCCTTCAGCAGCTGCCCGGCATAGCGCTCGAAATAGACCCGGTCGCCCGGACGCGGGATGCGCCCCTCCCACTGCCGCGTCCCGTCGTCGTTCCAGCGGAACGCCGCCGGTCCCACGGCGATGACGGTGCCGTGCTCGGCGGCCAGGGTCTGCCGCTCGACATACTCGGCCGGCAGCTGCACCGCCCCGCTGGTGATGTCGGCATGAATGTCCGCCAGCACCAGGATCTTGTCGTCCAGCGGCACGTACCCCGCCCGGTTCACCCCGTCCCAGTCCGAAACGACATATTCCTGCCGGTCGAGTTTCAGAATCCGTCCCTCACGCATCACACATCGTCCCCGCCGTAGAATGTCCGCAGCACGTCCCGGTCCAGCCCGGCGATCTCGCCGGCCAGCAGGCTCCGCCCCCGCGTCTCGTGTTCCTGCGCCAGCACCAGCGTGCCGGCGCGCCAGTGCCCCAGCATCCCCTGCTCCAGGCTATCGCGGTAATCCCCAAGGAACAGCAGCACCGCCCGCGTCACCGGATGGTGCCGCCATGCCTGGAAATCCCCCTCGGTCAGGTCCGCCAGCGCCGCCCGGCGCCGGTCGCGAACCTCCTGCCGGTCCGTCCCTTCCGGTGTCGGCCGATCCGTCATCTCCGAACTCCTCACGCCATGCCTCCAGGTCCGCCAACGCCCCGTCCACCGCCCCCCGGTCGTCCCCGCCCCCCGCATCGGCGCCCGCGCCGGCATCCGCATCGGCCTCCGCCTTGCGCGCCTGCGCCAGCCGCAGGATCGCCCCCGCCAGCGCCTCGATCTCCTGCACCCGCTGGCGGCCCGCGCTCGCCGCCCCCTCGCGCGCCTCGCGCCGGACGCGCAGCGCCAGGTCCTGCGCCCGGCTCACGGCGTCCAGGTCCGGCGCCGGCCGGTCGCGCAGCACGCGCCCCACCTCGCCGATCGCGGCAGCGTCGAAGGCACGGCGGCGGATCTCATGCCCGTCGCACCAGGGGTCGTCCTTGAACGCCAGCAGGAAGTTGGCCCGCGCCAGCTTCTGCATGTCGGTGACGATCTCCGGGTCCGATACCGGCTCCACCCCGCTGCCCTGCTCGTAGTCGGCGCGGGTGACGCGGAAATAATCCGCCCCGACCCGAAACCCCACCTCGTCGGGCAGGTAGATCCGGTTCAGCCGGTACAGCTTCCGGAACTCGGCCCCCAGGCTGCGATGCACGCGCTTGAAGATGGCGCTGAACACCTTCAGCCCCTGCTGGATCACCGCCAGCCCCAGCACCCCCGGCGTGTTGCCGCCCGGCATCGCGCCCGACAGGATGTCCTTCACCGACGCGATCTCCCGCCCCGCATCGACCAGGAAGGTCAGAAGCTGGAACAGCACCGGGTTCGGCCCCGGAAAGGCCAGCGGCACCAGGTTCTCGCGCAGCGCCGCCCCCGGCGCGTTCACCACCTTGTATTCGCCCACCTGGAACCGCACCGACCCCGCATTCAGCGACAGGCCCGACCCGATGAACCCGCCTCCCGCGTTCGCCAGGTGGGCGGCGTCGAACATCTGGTTCAGGCTGGTGTTCACCGCCTCGTTCAGCGGATGCAGCAGGGTGCCGAACCCGATGTCGTAGATCGCCGAGTCCGGCGACGGGATGAACGGAAACTTGGTGTAGTACGGCACCGGGTCGATCCGGCGGATGCGATGGTCGGCCGCGCCGAACATCACCCCCTCCATGTCGTACCCCGCCACGATGCGCGCCAGCCGCCCGGAATCGCGCGCGATCGTCACGATATAGGGCTCGGCATAACCGTCCTCGTCCAGGTCGATGCGCCGATGCTGCTCCAGGAACGTCACCGGCGCGTCGTCGTCGGGCGACGCATCGTGGTTGCACCCGTACTCGTCGTCCAGGAACAGGCCCGCGCGGATGCGCTCCTGCACCTCCCACGGGTACAGGTCGATCTCCTCGGTGATGCGCGGCGCGGTGGCGAACGATTTGGCGTTGTAGTCGATGCACAGCCGCAGCGGATCGACCGTCTCGCTGACATTGCGCTGCAACGCCGGGTCGAAATAGGTCTTGCGGAACATCACGCCGACGATGGACAGTTTCAGCAGCAGCTTGTCGGTCTGCTCCTCCCACTCCTCCATCTCGTCCAGCACCTGCCAGCTCATGTGCCGGCCGATCGCATCCGCCCGCGTCCGCAGCGCCCCCGGCGGCACCAGCCAGACCGGCGCGCCGTCCGGCCCCGCCAGCGGCCGGCCGGGGCACAGCGGGTCCATCGCCGGCACCCCGTCGTCGCGGCCCAGCACCGTGCCCCGCACCACGTCGCGGTCGCGCACGATCGCCGGATAGGCCCGCGCCGCGAACTGCACCGCCGCGATCGTCAGCAGCGGGAAGATGACGTTCGACGCCCCCGGCCAGGGATAGGTCTTGGGCTCGGCCACCTGCTGCGCCAGGTCCAGCCAGCGGCGGTATTTTTCCTTCCACGGGCCACGGCTGGCGTCGTCCATGTCGTATTCCCGCCGCACCCGCTGCGCGATGGCGGCACGCGTCTCCCCGTCCAGCTCCACGGCGATGTTCGGGCTCTCGATCCAGCGCCGCAGACGCCGGGCCTGTTCCATGTCCGGCCCCCCGGCCGCATCCCCGGCCAGGACGTCATCCACCTCCCCCGCGCTCATGCCCGCCCCCCGGCCGCGAACTCGCCGCAGACATGCTCGGGCACCACCGGCGGAAAGGTCGCGAAGGGCTGCGGCGCCAGCTGCCCCACGCGCGGCGCGGGCTGCGGCACCATCACCACCGTCACCTGCGGCGGATAGCGCCGGCAGACGACATCCGGCCCCTCCAGCCCGTGAAACCGGCACTGCCGGCAACTGCGCGCCGCCCCGGGCCGGGCGCCCGCCGGTATGATCAGTCCCGCCATCAATACCCCGTCACGCTCGATCGCGTCCGGTCGTCCGCCGGATGCGCGTTGAAATCCTTGTCCCCGTCCCCCGCGCCGGCCTCGGCAAAGCGCAGCGACGGGCCGAACAGCCGGGTCGCCACGTATTGCAGCGCGTCGGTGACGTGCGACCACCGGTTCTTCTCCGGCCGGTCGGCATGGCGCTCGCCGCCCACCTGCATGCGGCGGTAGCGGTAGCCGCCCATCAGCGCCCGCCGCAGCATCCTGCAGCGCGGATGCAGCAGAAATCCCGGCTGCGCCCCGTCCACCAGCGTCCGCAACGGCCTGCGCACGCTCTCCAGCCGGATCGCCAGCCCCTGCTGCCCCGGCTCGATCGCGATGCCCTTGGCATGCAGGATCTCGAAACACGTCCGCTCGTCGGTCTGCGCCCGTTGCGTGCCCGCCGGGTCGCCCACGTCGATGAAGACGCTGCGCGGGTAATGCCGCGCCGAATGCTGCATCACCTCGTCCGAAAACCGGTCGATGCCCATCGACGACGACACCAGCTCGTCCACCACGATCCACTGCCCCGACGGCAGCACCTGGCTCCACACGCACGCCGGCGTCAGCCCGAAATCCCACCCGCGATAGATCGGCAGGTCCGGCACCGTCCGGCATTCGGCGCAATGGAACCCGTCGGCATATTCCGCGAAGACCGGCCTGCCATCCATGACGAAGCCATAGTCCCCGTCGATATAGACCTTGACCCACTCGTCGCTTTTCCCGACCGCCAGCCTCTGGTAATAGGCCGGCGGCAGGTTCTCCAGGTTCTCGGCCCCGGCACTCAGCCCGCCCGGCTGGCGGAACAGCCGCGCAAAGCCGTCCGCCGTCATCCCCGGCAGGCCCGCGGCCAGCGCCGCGATGGCCGCGCTGTGGTCCTGCTCCTCGAAAAACCGGAACCAGTCCGATTCCGCATCCGGCGGGTTGGTGTCCATGATCAGGCCCGACCACGTCGCGCCCCCGTCGCGCCGCGCCGGATAGCGCCCCACGCGCCCCTGCACCGCCTCGACGATCGCCCACGGCACCTCGCGCGCCTCGTTGATCCACGCCCCCGTCAGCTCCAGCGACAGCAGGTTGCCCACCTGGTCGGGCCGGTCCAATGCCCGGAACAGGAATTCGATCTCGACCGGCGCGTCATCCCCCTCGTTCCGCATCCGGTCGATGACGTAGGAATGATCCGTCGGCTTCCACCGCCCGAACCGCGCCGGCGGAAACCACTGGTGCACCGTCCGGATCGTGGTATCCTCAAGCTGGCGGTAGGAATTTCGGATCACCGCCCACCGGCTGCGCCGCACCCCGTCCGGCCCCGGCGCCTGCCGCAGCCCGCGCAGGATGATCTCCCACACGCAACCCGAACTCTTGCCCGACCCGAACGGCCCCATCAGCCCGCGCACGAAGGCGTCCGACGCCATGAACGCCCGCACCGTCGGCACCGCATCCCGGTTGTACGACAGCGCCGTCATCGCCGCGCCTCGTCCTCCGCCACCCGTTCGGGCGCCACACACCCCGGCATCATCCCCGCCTCCGCCAGCGCATTTCCAAACCGCGCCACATCGAACGCCGGATGATCCCCCGAATCCGCCCGGCCGGGCACATACGCCCCGCCGGCCGCCACATCCGCCGCCGCCTGCGCCGGACGGCGGCCGCCGCTCATCGCGTCCGGCCGTCCCGCCGCCCGGCGCGATGCGGCCCATGGTCGGGCGCGGCCGGCGCCGGCATCCGCCCGCCGCCCCGCGACAGGGGCGGCGCGCACCCCCGCGCGCCATCGTCCAGCACCGCGCCGGTGCGCGCGCGGTCCGGGCTCTCCCGCCCGCCATTCACCCGCGCCAGGGGCTGGATGCCGAAATCCGCCGCCTCGTCGGGAACCCGCCCGGTCTCGGCCATCTGCTTGTGCTGGCGAATCGCCATGCTTCCATCCCCATTCTTGAAAACCGCATGCCGGATCTGGCGCGTTCAGCGCACCAATACGGTATAGGTCGCCGGCGGATCGACCGGCCGCCCGTCCTTGCCCAGATGCTGCCGCACGTCCTTCAGCATCCCCAGATGCCGCGCCAGCAGGTCCAGGCTGGTCGTCTTGGGCGACAGCTTCACCGTGAAATTCCCCGCCTTGTCCCACGACCACCCGACGATCGCCCGCCGCACGTCCTCCGGCAGGCCCGCGATATCCGCCGGTCCCTCCATCGGATGCGCCCCGATCACCCCCGCGTCATAGAACGCCAGGCACGACAGTTCCGAAATCACCCGGTCCTGGCTGGCCTCCGTCCGCGCCGCGCGCGCCGCCTGCCCCGCCGCGATCGCCGCCCGCACCTGGGGCAGCGCCATCAGCCTGGTGACCTGCCGCTCCGCGCTGTGCACGCTGTACCCCGTCCGGATCGCCGCCTGCCGGCCATTGAGGTCGACCAGATATTCCGCGACGAACCGCTGCTGGCTCGGCGTCAGGACCCCGTCCACCTTCCCCTGGTCCACCGCCGCACCCCCTCCGAACTCTCCCGTCAAGGACAGAATATCTCCCGAACATATCAATGGATATCCTTATTCCGTCCCGACGGGACGCGAACGGACGTCCCATGGTGGCTATGGTGGGTCCGGAGGGTCCCCCTCCCCCGGTACCGGAAAAACGTCACCGCCACTTCCCACGTACCGGCCCCGCCCGCCCCACCAGACCCACCGAACCCACCGATGGAGCGCCGCGTCACCCGGGTGTCTGCCTCAGGGCGCTGCCCTGAAACCCGCCAAAGGCCACCGGCCTCTGGAAACCATTTTGTTCATACTATCTTTTGCAAAGAGGACCGCGCGGCCTCCAACGATCGGGGTCCAGGGCCTCAGGCCCTGGCAGGTTCGGGCAGCGCCCGATCTTCTCACTCACGCCATCTCCACCGCCCATTTCTTCACCCCTCCATGCGCCACCCCGCATTCCGCGATGCGCCGCCCGTCGATCACCCGCCCCCGGCGCGCCAGGAACCACCGGCCCAGGCGCTTGGAATTGATCTTCCCCGCCGGCGTGCCGGCAATCCGCACCAGCGCGTCGCGCAGTTCGGGAAAGCGCAGTCCTGTCCGGTATCCGGCGGAATCCTGCGTTTCCAGCGCCGACAATTCGTCGATCTCGCGTACCGTGCGGCCGCAGGGCCGGCCCATGCCGGCGGCCTCGGCCAGCAGGCCCAGGATCTCGCGCAGCTCGCTGCGCTCGGGGTCGTCCTCGCGGGCGGCCTGCATGCTCCGGCACGGATCGGCCTGCCCCAGCCAGACCAGCGCGCTGCGCACCGTCCGGCTCCACACCTCGAACGAGGCCAGGGGCGGCAGATCCACCTGCTCCCCGCTCGCCAGCCACGCCCGCACGATGGTCAGGCACGCCGCGACATGGGTGCCGCGATCGGCCATGATGTCCTCCACCGGATTGCGGGCGAAGACGCGCAGCTCCGGCTGCTCCATCCCGGCCTCCAGCGTGGCCACCAGCGTGCGCCGCGTCATGTCGCCGCGCACCCGCAGGGCGTTGCCGGTGGCGAAGATCACCGCCCGGTTCTCGATCTCGGTGCTTTCCGACGTCCCCAGCGCGCGCAGCCGCACGATCGGCCGCTCGGTCGCCTGGCACAGCAGGTCTCCGCCCAGCTCCTCGTTCACATTGTCCAGCGACATGATCGGATAGCCGGCCAGCAGCAGGCCGGTCAGCCGCTTTTCCATCTCCGCCGTGTCCTCGCCCGCGCTGGTCACCGGGCAGACCCGCCCGGTGGCGATCGCGCTGGCGACGTCGACCAGGAAGCTCTTGCCCGATCCCGGCGTATTGGCGCGAAAGGCGAACAGCGGGCTGACCGGCATCATGCCCCGCACCACGGCGGTCAGGATCCCCGCCAGCGCCACCGACCGGTCGGTCTCGGCGGCGAAGGGAAATTCGGCCAGCAGCCCGCGCAGCCCCGCCAGCGCCCGCTCGGCGGCGGCGCGCGTGGGTTCCGGCAGGCGCAGGTCCAGCAACGGATCGTCGATATGATACAGCCGCGTCGCCCGGTCGTACCCCGGCGTCATCAGCACCGACCCGTCCGGCCGCAGGGTCGGCGTGGTGATCACCCCGGCGATGGCGGGAAACGACCATGTGCCCGCCCGGCTCAGGATCACCTGCGCCGCCGCCGGGGGCGGGTCGATCGGCTTCCACGCCTGACTGCGCCGGTCGAATTTCCGCCATTCCACCGCCTGGCACAGCAGGTCGGTCAACGCCGGCACCCCGATCTCCACCAGGCAGGCGGCATGGGTCATCCGCCCGTCGGCGGCCGCCACCTCCCGCCGGCCCGGCCGCGCCAGGATCGTCCCGCGCTGGTAGACCGGGGCGTTCGCCGCCATCAGCGCGCGCTCGCCCTCGGTCGCGACCAGGTCGATCTCCCCGCCCCGCACCGCGATCGGCTCCAGCCCCGCCGTCCGCCGGGCCGCCGCCGGGGCCCGGGCCGCCGCGCGCTTGACCGTGACCCCGCACAGCACCGGCCCCACCCGCGCGCGCAGCCACGCACCCGGGTCGTCCACCCGCAGGTCCGCCGCATCCTCGCCCGGCTCCATGTCGCGGACATCGACGACGCGCACGGTCTCGGCGACGGCGGCCAGGATCGCGGCGATCTCGGCCGCCGCCTTCTCGCCCGGCCCGTCATGATCGGGCCAGACGATGACATGCCGCCCCGCCAGCCCGGTCCAGTCCGCGCGCCCGACATTGCCGGTGCCGGCGGTCCAGGTGACGCAGGCCAGGCGCGGGAACAGGCGCTGCGCCGCGTCGGCCGCCTTCTCGCCCTCGCAGACCAGCACCGTCCGCGCCCCCGCCACCCGTTCCAGCCCGTACAGCGACCGGGGCGCGTCGGCATGGCGCATCTGCCACCCCACCCGCTCCACGCCCCGCTCGACCAGCCGCCCCCAGGTCAGCGGCATGATCCGCTTGCGCTCCTCCGCGCCGGCGTCGCGCCGCACGACATAGCGCAGCACCCGCCCCGCCGCGTCGCGATAGGCATAGGCATGGTCCCACCCCGACAGGTCCGGCGCGGGCGCATCGGCGGGCGGCACGCCGGGCGTCCACTCCGCCCCGGCGCTCCCGGCGGCCACCACCGCCACATTTCCAGCACCCCCCGCATCCCCCGCCGGCCTGCCGCCCCGCGCGGCCGGCCCGGCCGGCCCCGGCGTCACGGCCAGGTACGCCCCCAGGTCCCGGGCCGCCTGCACGCGGTCGTGGCTGGTATGCAGCGCCGCATACAGGCTGATCGGATCGCCGCCGCGCGGCCCGTCGGCGAAATCGGCCCAGCGCCCGGTCCGCAGGTTGATCGACAGCGACCGGCCGGGATCGTTGGCCAGGCTGCCCACCACCCATTCGTCCCCCCGCCGCCGCCCCGCCGGCAGCCAGCGCGCGACCAGCTCCGGCAGGCACGCCAGCGCCGCGTCATTGATCTGCTCGAAGGGAATCATGTCACGGTCCTCCCGGGCCCCGCCCGAACCCGCAAGGGGCCACATCCCCTCCGACCCCGATCTGTTTCAACGACTGGTTTCCAAGGGCGACCGCCTCTGGCGGGGCGCGGGGCGGCGCCCCGCAGACCGACGCACCGCCGCCGCCTCAACACTCGGCGCGGCAGGTCGGGCACAACCGCAGGAACCGCGACCGGACGCTGAACGCCGCCCCGCAATTCAGGCACGACCGATGGACCACCGGCGACAGGTCGCGGCGCGGCCCGGGCTGCGGCGCCCGCCGGCGATAGCTCAGCCGGTCGCGAAGGGTCTGGGCACGCATGCCCAGCGCCTCGGCGATCCGCACCACCTTCAGGCCGCGCGCCAGCATGGCGTCCACCTTGGGATCGATCGTCGGCCAATCGTATTTCGGGCGCGCCATCAGCCGGCGCGCCCGGCGGGGGAAATCGGGTCACAGGTCATGGCGCCGACCGTAATAGGCAATTTCCTGCCGATCAAGAGGAAAAAACCTATTAGAAATTTCCTATCGTTCCGCCGATACTCCGCCCATGACCGCCTTGACCCCTCCCCGCTACGCCCTGCTCAGGCTGATCGCCGGGGCGGCGACCACCCTGAAGGCCGAATCCCTCGCCCTGGGCCGCAACCACGCCTATCTCCAGCAATATCTGCACAAGGGCACCCCCCAGAAACTGCCCGAGGAGGTCCGCGACGCGCTGGCCCGCCGCTTCGGCGTCAGCCCCGACGTCTTCCGCGACGAAGCCGACCCGAACCATCAGCCGCTGGACGACGTCCCCCCGGCCCCGCCGCCCGTCGCGGCCGCCCCGCCCGTCGCCGACGGCCAGTTCCGCATCCCCGAATACAACGTGGCGCCCCAGGCCGGCGCCGGCGCCATCCCCACCAACGTCGCGGTCGAGGACGGCCCCCGGCCGGTCGACCACTGGTCCCTGCCCCGCCGCTTCCTGGGCGCCTTCACCGAAAGCCCGGAATCCCTGGTGGTCCTGCGCGTCGCCGGCGACAGCATGGAACCCGACTACCAGGCCGGCGAGCGCGTTCTGGTCGACACCGCCCACCGCACCCCGTCCCCGCCGGGGGTCTACGTGCTGTGGGACGGATTCGGGCTGGTGCTGAAACGCCTGGAAATCGTCTATGGCTCCGAGGACCCGGTGACGGTCCAGATCATGAGCATCAATCCCGGCTACCCGACCTATACCCGCACCCTGGACGAGGTCCATATCAATGGCCGTGTGGTCGGCAAATGGGTGTGGAAGTGACCCCCGCGCCCGACCACACAGTCGCCACGATCCTGCCTAGACTCGCTGTCGAAGGGAGAACTCCGATGAATCTGATCCGACCCGCCTGCGCCCTGCTGGCCATGCTCACCCTGGCCGGCTGCGTCTACGAACGCCCGCCCTATCGCGGCTGGCATCGCGGCTATTACGGCGGCCACCATGGCTGGTACGACGAACGCGGCGGATGGCGCGGCGACTACTACCACCACCGCTACTAAGCCCTGCCTGCAAATGCGCGCCGGTGGCGATCCGGCGCGCGTTTCCCGCGCTCCGATGCTCTCGGTCCTCACGGCCGCTCCGCTTCGATGCTCGTAAACCCACGCCGAACGCGGCCCAAGGCGCCGCTCTCGCGCACCAGCCCACATTTGCAGACACGCCCTGACCGGCCGCCGCCGGCAACGATCCGACCCGCGTTCGCCGGCTCCGACGCGGCCACCCACAAGGCCGCTCCGCGTCGGCGCCCGAAACCCCACGCCGGGCACGGCCCAGAACCGCCCCGTCGCCACCGCATATCTTCAACCCGCCTCCAGGCCCTCCCGAAACCGGGCTGCCGGCCATCCGACGCGCATTCCCGCGCACCACGACGCGCGGCCCCGCGCCGCCGCATCCCCGCACCCGCACACAGCGCCGGGCGCACGGCCGGCCGCATCGTCAGCCGCTCCCCGACAGCGTTTTCCACCCCGCCGCACCTTGCGCTCCCTCTCCGCCGACCCACCTCCGAGAGAAGCGATGGAGGCACACGCCATGTCCAGCAGCGGTTACCCCGGCACCGACTATCCCGGCATCGACCTGCCCAGCGGCGACCTGTCCGGCGGCGAGGCGGCCCACACCGGGCCGCGCCGCCCGATGCCCACTCCCACCCCCGGCCCGTTCAACCCCGACGACCCGCCGCCCGACGAGGTCCCGGTCGACGACCCGATCGAACCCGACGAGGAAGACGAAGGCCCGGTCATCTGACCCGCCCCGCCACCGCGCCTATCCGCTTCCTATTTTCCTATTGACGCAATAGGCATAAACCTATCATCCTGCCGCCCACCCAAAGAGGAGGGCAGGAGACAGGAATGCCGTACGACCCGTACGACCACGACCCCCACGACATCCGCCACGGCCATGACGACGAGGTCCTCGCGGCCGCCCGTCTCGTGGCCCTGCGCGCCCTGATCGACCAGGCGATGTCCGCCGCGCGGCGCATCCGCGGCGCCGAGGACGTGCGGGACGCCCTGGACGGCGCGCTGGTCAATCTGGACGACCTGCGCGTCCGCGAAGACGCCGCCTGCGACGCCCGCCGCCGCGCCGCCCACCCGCACGACGAACGCACCACCCGCGCCTGCACCCTCGCCGACCTCCGCCGCGACGAACGCGACCTGCCCCCCTGATCCCCGGCCGCCGTCGCGGCCGCGTGTGGGCATGAACGAAAAATCAACACTCCCCCCGCAGACAGGATGCGTCGCTGGAACGGAGCCCGGACACGCATGCTTCACGTCACCGTCGGCCATCCCAGGACGGCCGCCATGCTGGACCTCGAGGAAAGCGCCCGCCGCGCCGGCCTGGATTTCCACGCCCTGCGCCCGGAGGGCGAGCGCGAACGCATCATCTTCATCGACAAGTACCTGACCCTGGCGCGCGCCCTGGGCCAGCCCTCGGTCCGGCCGCATGACATCGTCCTGTTCACCGACGCCTACGACACCCTGGTCGTCGGCGCCGCGGGCGAAATCCGGCGCGCCTTCGCCGCCGGCGGCAGCGACATCGTCTTCAACGGCGAAACCACCTTCTGGCCGCCGGCCGACGGCCCGGACGACCCCGTCCAGGCCTATTTCGACGGCTACAGCCCCCAGCGCTGCCGCTACCTGAACAGCGGGTGCTACATCGGCTATGCCGGCGCGATCCGGACGATGCTGTCCCACTGCATCGCGCTGTCCCGCGACACCGCCGACCATGACGACCAGCGCCTGGCCGCGCGCTTCATGGCCCAGGCCGCGCCACGGCACGGCCTGCGGGTCACCGTCGATGCCGACAGCACGATCTTCGGCACGCTGGGCGGCTCGCTCGACCTGTACGACTACGCCGGCGGCGCGGTGCGCAACCGCGCGACCGGGGGCTGGCCGCCGGTCATCCACGCCAACGGCAACAAGGGGCCGATCGCCGCCCTGTCGGTCCTGAACATGATCCACCGCCTGGTGCCCGAGGGGCTCGACCTGCTGGCGATCCGCGCGCCCGGGGGCTTCCTGCATGACGGGCCGGACGGCGCGGCCCCGACGCTGCGCGCCCAGCCCGGCCCCGGCCTGTGCGTCGCCGTGCGGGCCGGCCCGTCATCGGCCTTCCTGCTGTCGCGCGACGGCACGTCCATCCGCAGCTTCCGCCCCGACCGCACGATCGCCACGGTGTCCTGGGCGCAGGGATGGGAAGTCCTGGCCCTGCGGCCCGACGGCATCCGCACCAGCCACGACACGCCGCTGACCGATTACGGCATGGGCACGGCCGGCGACACCCTGACCGCCTGCCCCCTGCCCCTGGCCGCCCTGGCCCACTGGACGCCCGACCAGGTGCGCGCCACCCTGACCGCCCTCGCCTCCCTCTGAGAGGTCCCCGCCAAGGGCGTTGCCCTTGACCCACCAAAGGGCGGTCGCCCTTTGAAAACCCGTTCGTTGTCAAACGGTTGGGGTGCAGGGCCTCAGGCCCTGCCGGGTCCAGGGCAGGGCCCTGGCCATACCTTGATCTCCAGGCGGCCTGGCATAAGAGCCTGCTCGGAAATGCGCGCCGCCGGCGATCCGACGCGCGTTTCCCGCCCGACCCGGCGGGCGGGCGCCCGCCCTACTGCCGCCGCACCATCCGCATCTCGTCGCGCAGGCGGCGGATCTGCGTGTCGTCCCGCCAGGGCGGGCGATAGGCGCATTCCCCGTGGATGCGGTGAAAGACCGCCGAATTGTCGTCCACCTCCTGCTGCGAGAAGTTGGAGACCGATTCCATGATCTCGATCCCGCCTTCCAGCAGGTAGAAGATCCGCGACGCGCCGTCTTCCTTGGTATGGCCGCCATAACCCATGCGGATCATGCGCGAGGTATGCTCGACATGCTCATGCCCGTACTGGCCGAATCGCGTATCGATATACCCGACATAGGACAGCGCCTCGCGGCTGAACCCGGAACATTGCGCCGTCAGCACGTCATTATGGAACGGGTCGTGCCAGGACCCGTTGCCGAACGACGCGCGCGGAAACCAGGGCGGCGCGAAATTCACATGGCCATAGCGGACGCAGGCCAGCATCCAGTCGATGTTCCAGCCATAGGCCGTCGGCTGGGCGTCATCCTCCAGCAGCAGGATGACGTCGCATTTCTCGATCTCGTGCAGGTGGAACAGCAGGCGGTTCTTGTTCCACGCGATGCCCGCGTTCGGCGCGTTCAGGACATGAATGCCGGGAATGCGCGCCAGCAGCGGCGCGGTATCGTCGGTCGAACCGTCGTTCGACACCAGGATGACGGGGTCGAACTGCGTCATGTCGCGCACCCGCCGCACCGTCTCCATCACCAGCCCGGCGCGGTTGTAGGTCGGAATCCCGATGCCCAGCCGCAGGTCGCGCAACGGCACGCACGCCAGCTCCCCCGCCGCCGTATCCGTCCCATCGGCCGCCTGCACCGGCAGCACCCGCGCCGGGCCGTCCCCCTCGAAGGACAGGACCATGATCCGGAGCATCGCCAGGGACAATTCCCCGGGAAAGGGAAAGGTGACATGAAAACGCACGGCCCCGTACCGCGCCTCCGACAGGGCCGCGACGTCGGCGCTGGGCTGGCGCCATTCGTCGGGCCGCGCGACATGCAGGGTCGCTCCCCCGCACAGGACCGCCAGCCGGTCGCAGCCGATGCAATCGAGAAACCAGCCGGAGATCGAGACCCGGTTGCCCGTGGTCCGGATATGGTCGATGGAATAGCGGTCGTCCGGAACGTTCATACAGGCTGATATCCATCCAGGCAGAGGCAGGTCGCGTCCATAAGGACGGCGCGACCGTCAACAAAGGGTTTAGACACGCGTCGGGCGACGATGCATCAGGACGGAATCAGGTACGGCACGAACAGGATCCGCAGCATCGGCGATTCCATGCGCTTCTGGAACAGATAGAGCGCGAAGATCCGCTCCGAAAAATAGCCCAGCGACCGGGGCGGGCAGGCGCGGTTCCGGGCGATGAACCCGATGACGTCCCACCAGAATCCCATATATTCGTCGAAGCAGGCACGGGTCATGACGAACATGCTGCGATAGCACGTCATGTCGTTGTCGAAATCGATCAGCATCCGGCGCGTCCGGAAATAGGCGGCATTGCGCACCGCCGCCTCCAGCAGCTTGAACGCGCCGTCGTCCATCTGGTCGCGTACCCGCAGCTTCTGCGGACGCAGCGCGATGATGTCGTATCCGCCGACGAAGGCCGCCAGGCCCTGCGCCTGCGCGTCCGTCATCGCCCGCCGGAACGCCAGGTACCGGTCGAAGGCGAACGGCCCGGTCAGGCATTCCGCGCCGGCATGGCGCATGAAATGCAGCCGCGCCATCGGCAGCGCCTCGTCCGCCGCCCCCATCTCGTCATAGGCCATGAAATCCAGGAAGATCAGGCGCCGATAATGCTCGAACCCGACATAATCGACATCCTCCAGCCGGCTCTTCCAGACATGGTAATGGGCCCGCATCTCGGAATGTTCGTTCAGCCCGGCGATATTGACGCCGCCCAGGTCGCCCAGGTACGACCCGTCCGCCGCATCGTGCTCCCCCAGCATCAGGTCCGAGAACATGCCCCGGTTCATATGCTGCCCGTCCACCTTGTGACAGATCCGGAAGATCCTGACCCGCGGCGCCACTGTCGCCTCTGTCGCCTCTGTCGCCACCATCGCCGCCGCCGTCGCCGCGTGCGCCAGGCGTGCCGCCCCGGCCCCGGTCCCGGTCCCGGTCCCGGCATCGGCCGGAACGTCCCGCGCCGGCCCGATCCGCCTACTCCACATGCCGGTCATCCCTCGCGTGCATCGTGCGGACATCCCTCCCATCGCGGTACGCGGCCGCGACGCCGCCCGTCCGCCATTCCTTAATTCCAGCAAGGTCTTAGGATTATCTTAACGGGATCCGTTTCACGATTCCCCTGTCGCAGCAGGACGAATCACGGATTGCACCAGATACACGCCCCCCGCGCGCCGCTCGTCCTCCTGGGCCTGGCGGTCGCCCTCCTGCCCGCCGCCGCACGGGCCGCCTCCGACGCCGCGCGGTGCGCCGGCCGGCCGGTCACCAGTTTCGTCGGCTCGGTCATCGGCGGGTACCAGCTGTCGCAGCCCTGGCGCTTCCCCAACCTGCTGGCCACCGGCAATATCGGCCTCTACCAGGTCGACGGCACGACCCGCCGGCTGCTGGACTGGCCCGACGGCAACCGGGCCTGGATCAGGCCCCCCGGCTATGACGGCCAGGCCGTCATGAAGGCGATGATCGCCCTGTGGCAGGGCCGGGCCGGCGGCGGCATGTTCGAAGGCGGGAATTCCCCGGCCCTGACCCCCAACGTGCCGCCCTCCCATTACCATGTCTCGGACGACAGCCAGTCCGGCGCCCAGTTCCGCTGGTTCGCCGACGGATGGCATCCGCAGGTCGCGATGCTGAATCTCAGCTACGCCGACACCGCCCCGCCCTTTGGCGGCAGCTATCATAACCCGTCGTCGGAATTCACCGACCGCGACGTCGCCGACACCGCCACCGCCCTGCGCGACGCGCGGATGACGACCGGCGCGGCGCTGGTGCTGCCTTACATCTCCAACGGGTCGCGCGGCCATCTCTCCGACAGTTCGGACACCGACCGCCACGGAAATCCGGGCCTGGGCACCCGGGTGCAGAGCGATTACGCCACCGATCCCTACTACGCCAATTCCCGACGCATCGCGCTGCTGGCCGGCGGATTCGGCATCGACACGCCGGCCAACATCTTTTCGACGGACGCCTATTACGGCCCGGGACACAGCGAGATGTTCCGCCGCCTGATCGCCAGCGAAATCCGCTGGGCCAACCGCCATCACCTGACGACCGCCGTGTTCATGACCATCTTCGACACGCAGCACGGCATGCGCGGCAACGGCCCCGACTTCCGGTTCCTGCGCGGCGTGCAGACCGAAGTCCGCTATCTGGAAAACGCCGACGCCCGCCCGACCTACTGGATCGTCGGGCAATATTCCAACGGCCCGGCCACCACCAACATGCCCGAAACCGACACCACGCCCGAAAGCATCACGCAGGTCGCGAACTGGGTGGCCCGCAACGCCCATACCACCCCGCCCCCCGTTCCGGCCGCCACATGCTCCCCCCCGCCCGCCGGCCCGAACGGCTGAACCAGCCCCGACCGCCCGAACACCCGAACTCTCGAACGCCGCACACCCCTCCGAGGCCCGCCCGATGCAAACCGGATATGTCATTGTCGCCCACACGGGGTCGCTGATCGCCGTGGATCCCGAAGGCATGTTCCATATCATCCCCGGCTTCCTGCACCAGGATGGCCGCCCCCTGCTGCGCTGCGACGCGGCGCTGCGCCCCTGCGTCGCGCGGGACGGCGCGCTGGTCCCGATCGACGGCCTGGCCTGCTCCGACCCCCAATGGACCGACGGCGCCGCGCGGATCGGCCTGCGCCGGGGCGACCGCTACGGATCGGTCCATCCCAACGGCACCGAAATCGAATTCGACCGCGACACGCAGCAGGGATGGGAATATTTCCTGCTGCTGCCCGAGGCCGACCTGCCGGCCATCGCCCGCTTCGCCGAACGCGCCTGGCTGGTCCCCGACGCGGGCCAGGTCGTCACGCCGGCCCGCGCGACCGCGCTGTGCGCGATCCACGCCGGAAAATCCGAGTATCGGATCGACGAGAACATCCAGGCCCTCCGCGCCCTTCCCCCCGACGCGACCGACGTCGTCCTGACCCGCAGGACGTACTGCATCGGGCGGTTCGTCGCCTATCGTCCCCTCGTCTATTACGCCTGCTTCGGCGCGGACGCGCAGTTCGCGCTGCTGCGGGCCAGCCTGGACGCGCTGCTCGCCGTCGGGCGGTACGACGGCGACCTGTGCATCATCACCGACCGCGACGACCTGCGCGACTGGATTCCCGAACGCTTCGCCGGAACGCTGCACATCCTGCGCAAGACCCCGACCCGGCACGAGGAATTCTGGCGGTCGCGCTACGAGATCGCGGACCTGGAGGGCATCGGCGCATACGGCCCGATCCTGTATGTCGACACCGACGTCTGCGCGGTCGCGGACATCTCGATCATCCTCCACCGCATAGCCCTCAGCGGAAAGATCTGCGTCGGGACCGAGGAATATCCGGCCAGCATCACCAATCCCCCGTCCCTGCTGACGGTCGCCGATTCGATGGGCGGCACACTGTTCCGCATGGACGGGCACGACCCGGGCTACCGGTTCGGCTTCAATTCCGGCATCATCGGCTTCGCATCGATGCGGATCGCGCGCGACCCGTTCCGCCGGGTGGCCGGGACGATGGACCGCCTGCTGCGGGCGGGAACATGGATCCCGTTCATGGACCAGGCGGTCGCCAACTACCTGTTCCACAAGCTGGGCATCGTCGATACCGAAACCCTGTCCGGCCATGTGCAGGCCGGCACGCCGACCCGCCTGTATTCGCATGTCCGCCCGGCCGACACCCAGGTCCTGGTCCATTTCTGGGCCACCCCGGGCAAGGACCGCGAAACGATCCTGCGCGCCATGACCGCCACCCGCCTGGCCGAACGCGCCGCCCGCGAGGCCGGCCGCATCCGCCAGCACGTGACGCTGCCGCCATCGCCCTAG